ACGGGACTGAATAATTTTTTTAATATCACCAAAATTACCAAACTTGACGAAGGTATCATCTTTATCAGGAATAAGATTTTGTTCCACAGGAGGAATAACTGCAGGAGCGTTATATGCTTGCTCCATTTTATTTACAACCGTAGGAGTAACTTCAAGGTTCCACTTACCACGGCCAACTTTGAACTTTTCAAGACGCTTGGTTACGGTGGGATAAGAAATTCCACGAGAGGCACAATAACCGCGAACGTCACCAGCGGTAAACTCAGTGCCAAACGTATTCTTAAGGTCGGAAAGAATTTGATCGTCGGTCATTTGAATGCGAGACATGAATGAATGCTTTGTTTCAACATGGCTATTATACGAAAAAAGGAGGTCGGTGAACCTCCTCAGTGGTCAGTTTGCCAACTGGTTCTTCAGTTTTTCAAGGTGTTCTCTACTTACAATTCTACCTTTATATCCAGGATAAAACTGCTTCACTATTGCAGAAATACCCATCGCAGTAATCGCACTATCACAAATTACACAAACTTCTTGAGTTTGATAATTGACTACATGTTCGAGTGGAAATTTAGTTTTCATGCTACAAGAGAAATAAACTCACCAAGAACTTTTTTATTTAGTTTCTTAGTTTGCAAAGATTTAGCAAAGGCAGATTTGATTTGAGCTTTAGTTGCAGATTCTTGAACATCAAACTCAGAATCTTGAGAGAGAATTGAAGTAGCAATTGCAAAGTATGCATCATATCCAGAGTTTTTGATGGTAAAACTCTTCATTTTTTTCCAACTCGTTTGAAGTTTATTATACTCATCCGTGTTGTAATCATTATAAAGATGAATGAAACGACTTGCATCACGACCAGAAAGAATGCGAATGCCGATGAAATTCATATCGGAAAATTTATCTTTCAAGTTCTTCAAAAGAACATCGGTAAACTGAAAGTGGGCATAATCAAACATGTAAGTAGTTCCAAGTTTACGATCACGAAGGAAAGTAAGACCAGGAGAAATACCGCGAGTACCCAGGTAAGGTTCACTTTCCCAACTTCGCTTGACACTGATGTGATAAGGAACCTGGGCTGCTTCACCATCAGTCAATACAATACACTGCACTTTCTGAAGTTTGTTTTCTTTCTTGAAGACAGGAAGAATCTGATGAAGAGACATCAGTGCCTCATTCAAGGGAGTGCCAGAAAGAGAAAGACGACGAGGATAAGTGTATGCGGTACTGTAAGGATAGGTATAGTGTGTGGCCAAACGCCAAATATTCTTCATCTGATGCTCAAGAATCGAAGCAGATACTTTGCTTGTAAACAGGTTCATCATCGAGAACGACTCATCAACATGAAGAAGATATTCTTTTTTCTCATAATGCAAAGTGCGATCAACAGCCTCCAACAGTCCAGTAGCATAATTCACATCTACAGAACGCCACTCGTTCGTAAATGCATAGACTTCAAAAGGAATTGATACCTTTTTACAGAACCAAATCAAATTGAAAAGTTGTTTGCAAGTATCCAGAAGAGTGTGCTGCATAGATCCAGACCAGTCCAACACAAACACCAGTCCATGATTCTTACCATCAGGAATTACAGAAACTTTCTTAAACAAATCTTCATTGTACTTATATGTATGAAGACGAGCCGTGTCTAATATGCCAGTGCGGGCAGTGTTAGAACGAGAATATTGATCTGCTGCTTTTTTACATTCAAACTCTTTCACCAGATAGTTGACTTCTTTCTGTGCAGATACCTTGAACTTTTTAAATTCGGCATCGGCAACATTATAAAGATTGAATGCATTTTTTTCTTCATGCTCATCATGAATTTTTTGCTGATGAGAAAAAGAATCATCAATCGCTTTATGAACATCAGAGTTCTTAGCAATTACAGTATCAAGATTCAGTTTAGGAATCTCAACATAAATGTTATCGTAACCGTTATCATTAACAAGATTACGAATATTTTCTTCCAGGTTATTCACAGTTTTAATTTCTGGTTCGGACCCATCAAAACCAGAGCCAACCTGAATATCTTCACCTTGAGCAGTGCCACCATAGGAATCGTCAGATTGCTCAGGTTGAGTGGAGTTAGATTCAGATTCTCCTTCTTGTTCTTCATTATTTTCAAAATCAATCTCACTTGCAGGAGAACCAGATCCTGGTTTCTGTGATTGATTAGTCTCAATAGGTTCTTCTTTCTTTTCTTTCTCAGACTTGCAATATTTGTAGAGTGCCTCTGCAGCAATGAGAGTATCCGCAAAGGTTTCTGTATCAGCAATCATGTTCATGATCTCAGTTTCTTCGCCACTCTCAATCGGAATCTGAGTAAAGTTGCCAATCTTGAACCACAGATTTGCACGGTCAGCAAGATTCATTTTATCAATCTTCGTATATTTAATTTCAAAGAAATCTTCGTCAACAAGTTCTTTATAACCAGTATAAAAAGTCTTGGCAAGACCAGCATAACGACGCTTCATCAGTTTCTCAATGCGAGCATCTTCCACAACGTTCACAAACATTGGAGGAACCTTGACACTCTCAAGCCAATTCTCATCGGGCGTATACAGAGCGTGACCCACCTCATGCCCCACCAGAAGGTCATACACGGTGTTGCTTGCCTTCTCCCACATGGGAAGGGTCAGAACACGAGTATGGACGTTAAACTGAGCGGTTTGGCACTTCTTATGCTCAACCACTAGGTCTTCAGTAGCCAGCAGTTTGGCAAGTTGGGACTTGATTTCGTGAGAGACTGCCATTGGTTTGTTTCAGATGAAGCCATCATACGACGAAGGGTTGCCTTTTGAGCAACCCATGTGACGCTTTTTGAACTGTTTCCTATGATAAAATTGATTTGCAAATACGTTTACATGTTTGTTGATTATCGTCACACTCAACCAAACAATTATAGTAATCATTAAGTAAATCAGATTGATCATTTAATTTATCAATATCTGTACTTAAACTTTCAACACTTTGTTTCCAACCCGCAAGTTGATTGTAAGAGATTAGATTGTGCATAATAACCTCCATGCACAAAGAACATCATGATAAAGAAGTTTTCGTTCATCTTAATCACCTCTTAATTCTATCACTATTTATTTATTTTGTGTTGATTTTCTGATATAACGCAATAAAAATTTATGCCTACGAATTTATACCCAAAACGAAGAAGCGCCCTGTGAGAGGCGCTTCTTAAGTGCTTGGCGGCGTGCCTTTGCCTGTCGAAGTGCTTGCGGTTTCAGTTTACGCTTTTGCTCCTTCTTAGAGTGGTGTTGCCAGTTTGGAGTGTTCATTGTTCTTTGGTGGTCAGGCCACCATACGGGAAAAACCTTTGACTTTCTCAAACTTAAGGACACTTTGGAATCTGTCCTCAAGACCAGTTTTATGTGAGATCACAAAGATGTTTGCATTTGTGATGACAAATCGAATGATCTTCAGAAACTCTTCAGTACCAAAACCATCAAGAGAAGAATCAAATACTTCATCCATAATCAGCAGATTGGTATTGACGGAGTTTTTAAATCTTGCTACTTCACGCCATGTGAAAAGAAGAGCCAAATCAATTCTCATCTTTTCGCCTTCACTGAAAGATGCATAAGAAAAATCTTCATGAATTGGGGACTGAACGGTTTCGTTGAACTCTTCATCAAGAGTAAAGTTAATGTAGAAGTCCATCATTTGAAGGAACTTATTAACCTGCTGATTGATCAGAGGAAGATACTTCTTGATGATTTGAGATTTAACTCCACCGTCTTTGAGTAGACCATACGAGAAATCGTAATGTCTGATAGTGTCCTTTTTAGAAGAAAGATCGTCGTATGTAGTTTTTAAATTGTCTTTGAAGGATTCTAGTTTTTCATGTTCAGAATTTCTGTTTGCAAGGTTCTCGGTAATAGTTTGAATTTCAGATTCAAGATCTCTGATTTGTCTCTGACATCCAGCGATCTTAGTATTGTTTTGAGAAATGCCATGCGTTAGTTTTGTAATCTCCTTCGATAGAGTAGTGAATTGACGCTCTCGCTCTTCTTCCTCTTTAATTGCTTCCTCCAACTCTTTATAGCCAGATTGCAACTCCTTTGCTTTATCTTGAGCGTCTGTAATTCTATTTAACCGAAACTCTTCTTCAATCGTTTGAGTACAAGTAGGGCAGACCGTATTCTCCGTGAAGAACTTATGTTCAGCAGTAACCATTGATACTTTCTGTGATATTTTTCCTTTAAGGTTTCCTAACTTACGGAGTTTATCTGATGCACCAGTAACAAATTCTTGTTCTTTTGTATACTTAAAAATATCTTCTTCAATGGTTGCGTTCTCTTTCATATAAATGCCAACTTCAGAATCTAACTTGGCAATCTTCTCTTTGTTGGCATTAATATTGGCATTACCACGATTCTCCAACTCTTCAATAAAGTTATTCTGCATCGCAACTTTATCGAGTAAGTTCTCTTTCTTCAACTCCAGAGTTTTGATTTCTTCTTTGAGTTGACGAATCTTTTCTTTGATTACAACATTCATCGATGAGAAGATCTTAATATCCAAAAGATCTTCAATCACTTCTCTGCGGTTTGCAGCTGACAGTTGCATGAACGGAACAAATGTGCTACTACCCAGAATCACAATCTGAGTGAAAGACTTATAGTTCATCTTCAGAACATTTTGTTCCAACCATTTCTGTTGATCGGACGATGCTGATGCTTGATCTAACAGAGCATCATTTCTCCAGATCTCAAAGATATTTGGTTTGATTCCTCGAATGACTTTCCACTTTGTTGATCCAATCGAAAACTCAACTTCTACACGACAATCTTTTTCGTTAATTGTATTGACAAGTTGTGGTTTATTGATTTTACGAAACGGCTTACCAAACAACGAGAATGTAAGTGCATCAAGAATGGTTGACTTGCCAGCACCATTCGTTCCCACAATCAATGTTGTGTTGTGTTCTTGAAAATTAACTTCGGTTTCATGTTGTCCGGTAGAAAGAAAATTTTTCCAGCGAATCGTCTCAAATAAAATCATGTTGAGGTGGAGGAATTACAATGTCGTTTGGAGTAATCACAGTGTATCTACAGTTTTGAATTTCACAAGTCTTAATAATTGTATCATCTTCTACTTCTATTACGTGCATCTCTGGAAAATCTTGGTCTTCTAGCATCATAGCAAACCTACATGCATCGTCTTCTTCTTCAAAAAGATAGAGAATCGAATCTCCATCTTCATCCACAACAGAATATGCACCCTTCTCTTCTTTTCCGTGGATGGTTAGGACGAACATTAAACTAACTCGCAGGCTTCTTGATAGATTTCTTGAAGAAGTTTTTGTAGGGTCGATTTATTTAAATCAACTTCAGATTCCTCAACATATCTATTTAAGATAGAAAGAGTGTCTTCTGATTCAAAAGTGATGTCGTCTTTATCATACCATCCAGAAAAATCAAAATTTTCTACAATCTTGAGTTCTGCAACATTAGAAGAATAAAGTTTGTCAACGAATTGCTCAAACTTCTTAGTATCAGTTTTTTTGCGAACAATAATCTTTACAATTTTTTCTTCGTATGGTCTTGTATCAAAAGTCTGATAAGAAGTATCTTCGTAATGAATGTTATGAAACATCTTGAATGGATTATTGATTGGAGTGTGTTCTAAAGTTTCAGTATCAAAGATATGGAATCCTCTAGAATCATTTACATCATTCCAGTAAAGCTCATATGGATTACCAAGATAATACACTCTACCATCAGTAGAGCGAGTGTGATAGTGTCCAGAGTAAACTAATTTAAATTTGTCGAATACTTTACTATCTAATCCATGCTCCATCACCATCTGATTATTAACTCGGAATCCTTGAAGTTCAAGGTGTCCCATGATAACACTTGATTTGCTTTTCTGAATACTCTTCAAAGTCTGCTCTTCATTCTCTTGATTGATCCAAGGAATAAACAGCACCTTGAGTTTATCTAACAGAATTTCAGTCGCTTCTGAGTAGACCTTTACATTCTCATATTCACGCAAAAGAAGATCTACGGAATTGACGTTGTTAGTATTCTTGTAATAGGTTGTATGATTACCTACAATCGTATGTACTTGACATCCAAGAGAAGCAAGACGATCATAGTAATTGTTTTTAGCCCATGCAAGGGCAGAGAAATCAATGCCTTTACGACTATCAAAAGTATCACCCATATCTACAACCGTAGTGATTCCCTCCCCTTCCAGGGTCGGGAAAAATACTTCATTGTAGAATTGTAAAAAATAATCGTGAAAAAGTTTAGAGTTTTTTCTGGCTCCAAAATGCTGGTCTGTAATGATTGCTACTTTCATTCAGTATCTGAGTTTAGAATAAACCGCATCCTTAATGCTATTATAGTCGGAATAGTTTGATCCGTCAACACCACCATCTTCAAAGACTTCATCGAAACCACTGCTTTCAAGAATCTTATTCTTAATTTCTAACTGTTTCTTTTCCTTTTGAATGCGTCTCAGAAATGCGTAGTGAATAATCTGAGTAAAATATGCAAAAGGATTTTGTGACTTTTGTGGATTAAAATTATGAATGTATTGTACGCAGTTTTCAATCCCATCACAAATCATGTCATCCTTGAACATGTAGTTGACAAAGTTTGGTTTGAATGATAAATGTTTTGCAATCTTCAGAAAACACTCACCAATGTATCGTGGAATAGGTGGTTTTGGGTTTCCTTGGATTTCTGCAATTTCTCTATCTTCACGATACTTAATTAAAGCCGCAAGAAACTCTTTGTTATTAACGTAATGTTCTGACCTTTTCCTCTTGGTCATAATTGCTGTAGTTATCATTAAATTAACTCATAATATGTATGAATTATAGCACTTTTACAAATGCTTGACAAGTAACAGAAATATGTGTAGAATACCTTTGTCCGGGTTCAGATGGGAGATTAGCTATCTTTAAAGAGCTTCTCTAAGATCTCTTTAGCATCATCGACACTGGAGATATAACCGAGATCTTTATTCAGTTTAGTCTGCTTGTTCTTGGACTTCTGATACTGCCTCATGTAAGACTGATGCATGTAAATCATTTCCATATCAGATGATTCACTCATTGTAAGGATGTCATCCATGTTCAGAATGAACATGTCTTCAGTGGTTGTTTTGAGCCATGGTTCTATTTTGTATCCCATGATTCCCATTCTCCCTTTGACTTCAGAAACAATGATGGGATTTGATACGATCAATAAAGTCCGATCATCTTCTTCGGTAGCTGCGACCTTAGCGAAGATTTCTTCTCCAGATTTTAATTTAAGTGTTGCGTAAAAATCATCTTCTATCATGTCTTTAATTGAATTGTGATTATATCATAGTTAAAATTTTCTTCATTATAGATTTTAATTCGTTCAATAAAGTGATTTAGAGTATAGTTTTTTCTTGATTTATATGTACAATCGTCAGAGATGTCGTAGAGTACTGCTTCAGATTTATTTTTTCCCTTTCTAAGTACTCTTCCAATTGATTGTAAATTTCTAATTCTCGACTTACTGGGTGAAGCGAAAATAACATTATGGAGTCTCTTAATATTAATACCAGTAGAAAAAGTTCCATAAGAGGCAACAATAATTGCGTTGTCTTCTCTCTCAGTAATTTCTCTGACTAACTCTCTTTCCTCTGTATCAACACCGCCATGGACAAAGAATACCTTGCGGGCATCTCGCTTATCATTATTTATCTTTTCAAAAAGAACCGCTCCATGAGCCTCAACTCTTGCAAAAAGAACCAGAGTGTTTCCTTTGAGATCTAAAGAAAGATTTCTAATAAAGTTATTTCTTTGTTCATGTGAAATTAAATATTGAATCTCATCTTCATACGTTTCAAATTTTTGTGGTGGATGCTTAAGGACTAAACAACGAATGTTTAATTGAGAAAGGTGTCCTTGTCTCATCAACTCTTCGGTTTTTGTAACCTTATACGATGGGCCAAACAATCCTTCCAGAACCCACTTATGTGTTTGTGTTCCATCAAGTGTTCCGGTAAAACCAAACCGATACTTGGCATGGTGTAGTTTTGTCATTATAGATATTAATGACTTACTCTTGAAGAGATGAGCTTCATCTCCTATCACAACATTATAATCTTCAAAGAACGAACGTTCTAATTTATAAATTGACTGCCAGGTTGTAATTGTGATAGGATACTCACTGGTCTTTTCTTTTCCTGCATAGATTTGATGACAGTATGACTCAACATCCATCCCATAATCGTGAAAATCCCCGTATAGTTGACTTACAAGGCTGGTCGTCGGAACGACTACAAGAATTTTTTCATTCCTATCCATATAGTACCGCACGAGGGCGTAGATCATCAGCGATTTACCTGACGCAGTGGGACTTATCAGCAACTTTCGATTATGTCGTAGGGCATCATATACTCCCTCAATTTGATAATCCCGAGGAGTGTGTGAGCATATAGACTTCATATAATCTTTGACGCCTTCATATGAGATTCCTTCATTGACCTCAAATGGAAGCCCATAAAATTTATTGTCATCAAACTTATAAGTATATCCGTATTGATTGCAAAAATCTACGATCTTATCCAGAAGCCCGACGTAGATTTGTTTAGATCGCATATCATATAGATGTATTTCTCCATTCCAATTTCTACCACGATATTGTGGCATAAACTTTGCATTTGGAACTTCGAACTTAAAATGATCCCTTAGTTCGTACTCAATATGAGGATCTGTATTAACTTTCAGAAATACTTCGTTAGATTTAGATATAACAAGATCTGTTGTTCTCACATAAGTCCATTCATCTGGAAATATTTATTAACCTAATCCAGACTGAAATCTTATGAATTCAATTGCATTCTTAATTTGATACGTTCGGTTTTGAATGACTTTAAGGATACTTTCCAAATAATTTAACATCGTGTCATAGTAATCAATCTTCAAACAAATCGAAGAAAGTCTTTCATCGGCATCAAGATATTTTTGTAGAGTATCTTTGTCACGAATTTTTTTTGGGAATGGATCCTCCACATAAACATCAGGATCTGCTTTTCCAGTATAGTACTCATATCTTTCGTGGCGAATGTTCCTTCTTTGTTGTTCAGCCTTTTTTCTCAGCAAACCTATATTGTTATAGAGTTCAAAATACTTTGCATGAAGTGCTGGAATGTTTAATGATTCGGTGTGAAGATTATCTAAATCAATTTGGGAATCTGCTTCCCACATTTTTTGAATTGTATCAAGATCAAAACTCATAATTTATTGCCATTTAAATCGGTTATATCATAGATAGTATACTTGAAAGTTGCCTCTGCAGTCAAATATTCGATGTCAGAATCGGTAGCATCGAATTGAAGATTTGACAATGAGTATGGCCACAGGTCTTTAAATTTTAACTTAAAGTTTGGTGTGCTGCTGCTTGTTAAAATATGCAGAGTACCATCAGAGTAAACATTCATCAACTTTGAATCTGTAGTATCGACATATTTTTGCTGTCTCTGCAGATCATAAATTTCATCTAAACTATCTGCAAATCCAAGACCACGAATCCAGTTTTGAATTTCCATATAGTTTTCAAGATTTTCATCAACCAAAAAT